CTGTTGCCATTTGCTATGCTCGCTCTCTGTTCAAATGTATCTGTAATTCAGCTTTTGCCTGTTCCAAAGCACGATTTACATTTGCTTGGATTTTGTCTCTGTCTTTATCTACAACGCGCCATACTACACGCGAAGCCTTGCCAAATCTGTTGCCAAGAGTACGCAGAAATTGCCCACTTGAAGATTGGGCAGTCATTCGCTTTGTACCCGATGCCACACGGCCAGCAACTTCAAAGATTGAACCTGCTGCAGACTTGTTAAGCAAAGCACCAGCGCTGGTTGTATAATCGCCACGAACTTTGCCTTCGGCTTTTGTCTTTGTAATTTTGCTTTTGATTTCGCCAGCGTTCCAACCTGGCCAACCTTTACCACCACGAACGCGGCCTTTGGCAGCATCTGACTTACTCCAGCCACTCATCGGTGGTTGATCTTGGATAATATTACGAGCATCTCTTTCAGCGCCAGCAAGTTCAGTATTGATAACCTTGTTAAAGCGTCTTACTGCATCCTTATCAAATTCTTTTAGGTCTGCAATAGTTTCTTTAATTCCAGTAAAAACAATTACTTCATCAGCCATTGGCCTTAGCTCGTTCCTTTAGATAAATCGTCATTGCTTCAAAGATGCCTTCAGGGGCATCAAGTAATTCATTGGGTGAAATACCAGTTTCGCAGGCCACCGCAGCAACCGTATAAGTTAGGCTGTTGCGGTGGATTCGAAAGAACTATCGGCTTCCAATTCTGCGCTGACAATACTATCTAAATACTCTGGACCGAAAAGTTTAACTGGTGTTCCACCATTATTTTGAGCATTAATTTGTTGGCATTTCCACGCCAGCCAATAGATGTGTTCAACTTTTTGTTGCTCTCCCAGTAACTTAGGCATACCAGCGCCAAAGTTTTGTTCAAATGCAACAATGATGCGAGGCGTTAACTTGTAAGAAGCCTCAACACCATCAGTTGTTTTTACTTTAACTGCTAATCCATCCATCTTTTCCCCCTTAGTAGATTATGAAATTGCTTTTGCAATTTGACCCGAAATAGGCCAAGTTGCTGAAACTGTTGCTAGTTCTCCCACAGCACCTGAAACCGCCTGCCATTCCGAAACAAGCGCGTTAAAGGTAAATTTTGGATTGCTTGCGCTAACTGTAGTGTTAACTGGGCGAATTTCCATTGCTACAACCAAACCAACAGTTCCATTTGTTGTGGTAGTTCCGTTAATTAGTTCTTCAAGTGCATTGTCTGCATAATCTTGATTGAACTCAAGAGTTACTGAGTTATCAGCAAGACCAGCAACACGAGTGCGAGCTGCACCTGTAGTTGAGATACCTGTGGTGTCAATAACATCATAACTGGTTGCGAGACTTACTGAGGTCACATATTGACTAATATCGTTACTTGCAAATACAACATAAGCATTTGTTAAAACTAAGCGCGCCATAATTAAACCGCCTTTGTGATTACGCCTGAGATCGGCCAAGTTGCAGAAATTGTGGCTAACTCGCCAACGGCACCTGAAAGTGCTTGCCATTCTGAAACAACCGCAGAAAAACTATAACTTGGGTTGCTTGCACCTACTGCTGCTGATGTTGGCTTTACTACACAAGTTACATTTGTTCCAACAAGTGATGAACCAACTGCGTTGATTGTTACTTCAGGTGCAGATGTTGCATAATCTTGATTAAATTCAAATGTAACTGAGTTATCAGCAAGGCCAGCAACACGGGTACGCGCCCCTGCTGAAGCCATACCTGTAGTGTCAACAACATCTTCGCTAGTTGAAAGTGACACGCTCGTAATAAACTCGCTGAGATTGATGCCGTTGATTACAACTGATGCATCTGTTAGGACTATACGGGCCATTTATTTTGTTTCCTCTACTGTTGCTGGTTTAGTTGTTACTGTTTTCTTGAGATGTTCACCTGCAACTAGGGCATTTGCGTTCAGTCCTAGTTCAAGCAATTCTTTTTCGGTGATTGATTCACCCTTTTTCTTCGCCTCGAAATTGTCCGAGGTAACTGTGTAGCTCATTTTTCTCCTTATCCCCAAACGGTGAGACGGTAACGGTATGAAAGAAACTCAATATCGCCTGATGAGTAATTACCCGCTTCGGCAGATGTGACACGCAAAGTGTTGCAAGCGCCACCAAGAGTTAGATCAGATTCAATTGCTGCCTTGATTGAGTAATCCCCGCTACCTGCAAGGTACTTATCAAGTTCGTTTTGGCCTGAACGCTCACTAAAGCGCTGAACCAAAACAACAACATCTAGGTTTGCCTGGTCAAGTCCACGGGCATTGTTCAAATCAAATGTAAAATCTAACTGGCCAACAATGGCCGCTGGTGCCACTGGCACTGTAGGAATTAACTCGTAAGTACGCATACCCTTAATAGTCTCTAGGTTGGCTTTTAAGCCGTTTCTAACCTCACTGGGTAACATTATACGGCCAAGCCGTTGTTCTTGCGTAGGGGGCGCAGCAGCGCCTCTACATCGGCATCTAACTTGGCAGCCAATCGCACTGTTCCTAAATCTGTATTACCAGCAATTCCAAATGGTGACTGGTTACGCAGGAACAGGCGAGAGGCTTGAATTTTTGCTGCGGTCTTTACTTCGTATGGCACCTCTGACCATCCAAACACACCCTTAACCCGTATGGATTGAGGCAGGTTAAATGGGAAAACATAAGAGCCAACTGCCAAGAGGCGAGTCATTGGCCACCCGCGAGAAGGATTATTGACTGGTTCAAACATTGCATCGCTTGCATCCCAAACAGTGCCATACAAACGATCAAAGTTATCATCGGTTGCAATCTCGTTGATGCTTACAAAGTCATCAATCGGTGCAATGTAATAGTCGGTTGGTGTGTAATAACGAGTTGCTGGTGCCTGAGTGGTGCCATCCTTGTAAAAGAAACGGCCACAATAATCATCTATTTGGCGTGAAGCGGTTGCAATTGCCATTTCAAGAGCTGCATTGTCAATTGAATCCTCAAGATTGAGTGCATCTTTGACTTCATTCAGGGTTACATACCCGTTAGTGATCGCCACGCTTGGTTCTCGTTTCTACTTTGGGAAGCATTGCGCGTTCCAGTTGTGGAACGGCGGTAGCGGTTTCCTTTGATTTTACCTTAATTCTTAAAATTCTTTTTATGCGTTCCATATATCGTGCTGCCTATCATCTAACCAGTAGCTCTTTGAGTGAGGCAGTATCGCGCCAGTGTTGACATAGATTGGAAAACCTAGTGAGCGAACACGGCGGCAGAATTGTAAATCTTCGCCAATCCATTCACCGTTGATAGGTCCATCCCAAAACCAGCACCAATCTTTACCCTGGTGTGGGTCGGCATCTTCTCTGATTGCTTCCAACACGCTGCGGTGGATTAGCAAACATCCAGTACCTGCAGCATCTACTTGAAAAACTGAATCTTTATCGTACTTGTTAAGTGGCAAGAAACCTTCAGGGGCATCTTGAAAAATTGTTGGCACTGGTTGCGGGTATGGATAGCCTGTTTCAAAACTGGCAAATACCAACCCTGCTACAACTGGGCGCTCTTTATCGTGTGCTGTTTCAACTAGCTTATCAAATGCTTCAACAGATAATTGCTCATCTGAATCCATCATTAGTAACCAATCAGATTTGGTTTCTAAAAATTGCTTCACCAAACGATTGCGTTGCTTTGAAAGCAAACCTGAACCCTTGATGCGAATGAATGGGCCTAGTCGTGCTGATCGTGATTGAGCAACTTGAACCAAACTAAATGCAAACCCGCCGTTAACTGTTCCTGGGTCGCAACTGCCGATTGAAACTTTATGTGCTGACTTCATAGATTCCCCCGAATCATTTAAGAAGTAAGAGGCGGGTTAGTCGGGGGAGAAAAACCCGCCTCTTACAATTTTAACTTTCGATTAGAAAGTTGGTGCTACCAAACCAGTGCCTGAAATAATTGAGGCTGCTAGTGGGTAACGCTCTGCTGAGAAGGCACCGAAGCCGTACACAACAGACTTGATTGTTAGTGATGAAGCACCAGTTGCATCAAATGACAATGCGAATGGTGAACCTGGTTGCTCCCAAAGGTGCATTTCAGGTGCTGCTACGCAGTAGATTTCATCCTGGTTTGTTGCTGCGCCGTATGTTGTTCCAACATTTGCATCAGCAATGATTGGCAAGCCCATCATTGAGTAACCAGTGTTTGCGTATGCTGCTGCGCCTGCGCCTGCTGCTGTTGCGTTCATTGGTCCGTTAGCAGATGGAACTACTAGTGGACGGCCTGTTGTATCAACTGCTGCAAGCAAGAAAGCTAGGCGGCGTGGGTGCATAATCCAGTGTGTTGGTGTCTCAAAGACATTGCTTTGAATCTGCTGAATTGCATCAGCCAACTTTGGATATAGAAGTGCAACTGTTGGTGTTGTCGCAGTAAATGTGATTGCGTTTCCACCTGAGTTACGGATTCCCTTGAACTGGCCGTTTGAGCCTGTTCCGTTTAGAACCTGAGCATCAACTGTTGTGTGCCAAGAACGAATTAGGTCAGCAACAACGAATGTATCGATGCCTGTTCCGCGCTCGATTGCCTGGCGTGATAAGTCCTGCTGTCCAGCGATTGTGCGTACTGGAATTGAAAGTAGTGTGTCATCAGCATCTGTCTCTGAAACTGCAGTGTTCTGAGTTTCTTGAACTGCTGTTGATGTGCCTGTTGTCATACGGCTAATTTCCAATGACATACCAGCGACAGGCAAAGTGTGCTTGCTTGTTGCGAAGTCTGCAGTTGGACGGCCTGCGCGTGCAAATGGTGCAGCGAGGTCAACTAGGTACTGAGGAACAACTAATCCAGCGAAGTTTGATGTACCAACATCACGGCGCTCAATTGATTCTTCTTTTGTGTGGCGAGCAAGGCGCTCTTGTGCTGAGTAATCTCCACGAATCTGAGCGTTGAAAACATCCTTAACGAATGAAACTTCAGCTTCAGGTGCGTATGTGCGTGCTTCGCGTGTAACTATTGCTCCACCAACGCGAGGTGTAATTACTGCTGCAACTGATGAGCGCATTTCTGCAACCTTTGCATCTGCTGCTGACTGTGTTGCGAACTTTTCAATCTTTGCATCTAGTGCGCGTGCTTCTTCTACAAGAGCATCAACCTTTTCGGTTTCCTCTGCAGTAAGGTCGGTGCGAGATTCTGCGGCTACTGCCTCAAGAACTGCATCCATTTCTGCCTTAACTGCATCGCGGCGCTCTACTACATTGTCAAAATATGACATTTAGTGATCTCCTAATGAGTTGTGTGAATGTGGTTTGAGGTGGTGGCAATGCTCTCCACGGCGCTTTAAGGGTGTGGGATTTGCTCCGACTTCGATCTGCTACTTGTGCAGCAGAAACTTATTTTGTGTTGTTAACGATTGCTTTGGCTAAGCGCAAGGAAATTGAACGGCCTGTAGTTGCTACATCTGTTGGCTCTAACTCAACTTCAGGTTCTTCAACTTCAACTTCAACTTCTTGTTCAGGTTCGCCACCTGTAAGCATTGCCATCATTTCAACGGCTTTCATAATGTAATCGTGGCCTTCGCTCAAATCTTCAAAAATAGAATTTAGAACAACTAAAGATTCGCCTGTAACTTCACGGCCTTCTTTAACTGCATCAATTGCCTTGCGTAGTGCTTCGCGTGCCTCAACACTTGTTGTTGGGTAGGCAGGGTATGTAACCACTGAAACATCTCCATCTGCTAGTGAAACCTCTGTTAGTGTGCGTGTTGAACGATCTTCATTCCACTTTTGGCGGATAACACGAAACGCAAAACTCATTTGGTCAACATCTCCGCGCTCAACTAACTTGTACAGGTCGCGCCCCTCTGATGTGTCTGCAATTTCTGCATCCATAAACAAACCGCGCTCATCTTCAGTTAAAGTTAATGTGCCGTTCTTTGTACGAGCTAGTGGCAAACCTTCGTGGTTAATAAGCAAGCGCACATCAGGTGTTTCGCTCAATGTCTTGCGGAAAGCGCCAGGGGCGATAGTTTCCTTAAATGGTAATGGAACGCTGGCATCATTAAACACTGCAGCGTATCCGCGCAAGCGCATTGTTCCATCTTCGGCCTGTCGTGCTTCAACATCGCGCACTGTAAATGTACGGCGTTCAATCTTTTTCATTTTGCTCCTTGAGTTAACTTCCCCGCCTGGTTCAATATCTTCAGAAATTGAAACTGCAACCATCTGATCTATTGCATCTTGCTTGTTATCGTGGCAAACAATTGTTGTATATGAACCATCTGATTCTTGTTTTACCGTTGCCCATCCTGAACAATCGGATTGATTATTGCTGACAAAGTAAGGCATTACTTAACCTCATAAACTGCAGTTGGGTCGGCTGGGTCAATTGTTGAAATTTGTTGCAACTGACTTGAAGGCAAACCAGTGTGCTTCATATCAGGCAAGCCAACTGCCTGTGTTACTGCTGATGGGTCAAAGCCAACCTGAATCAATGCAGCAGCAATTTCGGTGCGTAGCTTGAGGCCAACATCCTTAGCATCTGAAGCATCAATGTTTTGTAGTGGCACACGGTACTGATCGCCCGCCTCAATTGGTGCCATATCTTCGTAAGCGTGAACATCGTTGAGTGAAAGGAATCCTTCACGCAATCCCTTTGTGTAAGCATCGTAACGCTCGTTTGTTGTACCGCGTAGCAGTGCATCAAGGTTAAAGCGAATGAATCCATCAGGTTCAGGTAGCAGTGTTGATAGTGACTGCTCAATTCGCTCCAAGATTGGGCGCAATGAATACTGAACGAATGAAAGGTTTTGTGCTTCAACTGATGCAAATGACATCGCACCCGCAACTGGATGGCCAAGAAGCGCCAATGGAACACGGTAGATGCGTGCAATTTCTTCCACACTAAAACGGCGAGTATCTAACAACTGCGCATCTTGTGCGTTGATTGTTAGCGGCTTGAAGGCTGCACCGCCTGAAAGAATACCAATCTTGCCAGCGCGGTATGGGCCAGTGTGGGTAAGGTTCCAATCGCGGCCAATGTCTGATGCTTGTTCTTCAGTTAACTCACCTGGTACTTCAATGACACCGCCAGGGTTAGCAGCATTGCCAAAGTATGAAGCGGCATAAACATCGGCTGCCATTGCTGCGCCAAGTGTGGTGCGGCAGGCGGCGATTGGTGAAAGGCCATAACGCTGACCTGGCAAACGGAAATCAGGAATGTGCAAAAGTTCTTTATCTGTTAGGCGTTCTTCATACACGCCTTGAGTGTCACGAATCTTCACATAGTAAATGAGTGGCTCGCCTGCGCGTGGGCGCTCAATGCGTACACCTACTGGGTCAAGCACATACAGCTCTTGAACATCGCCCATATCATCACGCACTGTCAAAATGTAAGCGTTGCCTTCAAGTTTGAATGAAGTAACAATCTGCTCGTAAAACTCAAGGCGTGTTGTTTCAGGGTTTGGTCGTGCAACCCACGCTGGTTGATCGCCATAAACAGTTGTGTAAGAAAGGCGTTCACGGCCACGGCGCACATAAGCACCGATTGGCAAAGATGAAACAGTATCTGACAATAGGCGCACGCAAGAATAAACCGTGGACATACGAATTGCAGTTTCTGAATCTACAGTTACGCCAGCAAGAGATTGGAACTGTGGCCGACCTGGAATCAGTGGCTCTACATATTGATTGTTAGCAGATCGCTTAGAACCTGACCCCGCCAAACGCTTTGATAAACTCATTAGTTAGCCTTCTCTGTAATCCATACTAGAAAAACACCTGCAACAATTAAAGCTAATGGCACTGAAATCATTGCAAGCCCAGTTGTTGCAAGCGTTACGCCCACAACTTCAACTGCAACTGATAGATCAATCTTCTTCATTATGCTCCCTATACCTGAATTGAAAAGAATCTTGCAACTGGTGCTGGTGGCTCGGCTGGTTGTGTAGCGCGATCATAGCCAAAGATTGAAGCAACGGCGGCATCCACCTTGCGGCGGCTACTTGCCTTTGCAACCATAACACCACGGCTTGATTGTTTTGTTACGCAGTTGGCAATATGGCGAGCAAGTCTTTCATCTCCATCGTGGGTAAATGATTCATTCACCACGGCTTCATAAAACTTTTGTGTTGCTGGCACCATATTCTGCGCACTGTTTGGATAAGAAACAACTGGCAAACCTTCTTCATCCAAAACCATAAATGTTCTTTGCCAGCGTGCTGGGTCAAAAACAATCTCTTTAACATTGAAGCGCTCATCGCGGTATGTGTCCACAATTGTTTGCTCAACTTCAGCAACTGGAATATGCCAGCCCTGTTCAGCATCATCGGGGCGTTCCCATAATCCAACAACCATTAGGTGCGGCTTGTCTCCACCTAGTAACCACATTACAAGTGCAGTTGAGTCATTAGAAAAGGCACCATCAAAAGCTAAAATACATTCTTCGCCAGGTTCAGGAAATCTATCTTTATCCTCTAACGCTTCCCACGCACCTGTTGGCAGCCAAGCAACTGAAGTGCTTACCCAACAATTGAGGCGCTTAGTTCTAAATTCAGCTTCAGGTGTTCGCAATACTGCCGATGCAATTTCCTCTGCATCTAGTAAATCGTTATAGCCTGGATTTGATTCAAGCCAAAGTGCTTGGTCACGGTGATCGCCTTCAGGTGTTGTTGGCTCCCACCACGAAAAGAAAAATGATGGGTCTGTCTTTTCACCCTTAACAACCTGTTGGCCGTATTGGTATAGCGAGTAACAAAGAGAATCTTGGCCGTTGCTTTGTGTCTTAACACCTGCAGTTGTGATGCCAAGAAGAAGTGAGTCGGCTCTAGCACCACCAGCAAGTGAAAGCACATTCCATAATTCCCAAGAAGGCTGGGCGTGAACCTCATCAAAGATTACAAGCGGTGAAGGGTTCAAGCCTTCTTTTGAATACGCCTCTGCAGACAGTACGCGGTACACGCTGCCTTTATCTTTGAACTCAATGGCATCGCGGTAAAGCGTGAACATTGAAGATAGTTCTTCATCCAACTCAATCATTCGCTTGGCAGTTCCAAACACAATGCGTGCTTGGTCGCGGTCTGCAGCGCAAGAATAAATCTCTGAACCGTTGCCGCCAACTGTTAAACCAGCAAGGCCCATTGATGCCGCTAGTGCGCTCTTGCCGTTCTTTCTCGACATCCCCACCAAAGCGGTACGATGCCGAAATCTGCCATCTTCACGGCGAGCAAGAATATGCTTGAGTAATTCTTTCTGCCATCCACGCAGTTCAATTAACTTGCCTGCAGGTGAGGCTACAGAATCTTTAGTAACTCGGCAAACGGCTTCGGCAAAGTTTGCATACAACTCGCCATCCCCGCGCATCTGATCTATAAGCGGAACTTCAGTTAGCCAACGAGGTGGCCACCCAGCAACTTCAGACATTCTTTTTTTGCTGCTCTAACAACTGGGCTAACTTGCCCTTAGTCGTTACTTCAGCAACCCCCAACTTACTGCGATCAACTGGCGTTAAGCCAAGCAATGAAAGCAATTTAACAATGTCGTTTTCAACAGTGTTCAACATTCCAAACAAAGGGTTTGCATAGGCATATCCCTTATCGGTAAAAAGCACATAGTCAGTAGCGGCTAGTTTTTCTTTTAGCTCGTACTTCTTATCCATCTTTTCACATAGTTCAATGAGCAACTTGGCATCGGTGTTAGCAATCCACGGTGCCATTGCTCGAACATCTGCCCACATCTTTTGGCCAGCATCGCTTAAATGAAGCGGTGCATCGCCTTTGATTTGTGGCAGTGCAATTACATTCTTGAGATCAGGCAGTGGGCGTTTGCCTGGGTTGCCTGTCTTTCGTTTTTGTTCAGTTGGCTTTGCTGGTCTGCCTGCCATTGTTTCATCCATTCGCTTCAGTAATCTAACGCCCCCGTTAGTTTGATTGCCTTGCTGATTGGTAGAAAGCCAACGACCTTTTCAATCTGCTCGCTCTTGCCAAAATCAGTTGATGCTGGCATCCAGTGTGTGTGCCATTCAATTTCTTGCAACGATAAGTTCCAAGCATAGATTCCAAGCGGTGTTGAGTTGATATACACGGCGTTGTAAAACAAGGTTTCAGCTTTAGCAATCAGCGCATCAAACTTTTTCTTTTCAATTGTCATCTCGTCATAATGCGTACGCCTGCATTTGAGTTCAATTACCAGGCGCAATTTATCGCTTAAGCAATCGTGCGTGCTGAACTGGTTTGGGCTTTTTTTCAAATCGCGCAGGTAGTTAGTTTGCAAAAACTGCAACAGTTCTAATTCGGACATTTCAGGCAAACCCCCCAAATCCCATTTTGCGGAACTCTGCGTTTGCA